GCCGTTACGGAAGAAGCTATGGAGGACAACCTCTATGACACATTCGCTAAACTGCGTGCCAAAGGTTTGGCTCGTGCTATGGCGAACACTAAACAAGTTAAAGCTGCTGATGTTTTCAACAACGGTTTTAACGCATCCTTTGCTGGTGGTGATGGTAAATCTTTCTTTGCCTCTGACCACCCCACCATTGGTAATGGCGACCAAAGCAACCTTCTAGCTGCCTCTGACCTTTCAGAAGCTGCTCTGGAAACTGCACTGATTGCTATTTCTAAAACTAAAGATGACCGTGGCATCCTAGTTGGAGCGCAAGCTGAAAGCCTGCACATCCCATCAGACCTGGCCTTTACTGCAGACCAGATTCTGAACTCGCCTCTGTCAACCACGATTGTTAACAATGCTACCAATGTCAACGACATTAACAGCATTCGCAATCAAGGTCTTGTCCCGAATGGCTTCTTCGTGAATCGCCGTTTCACGGACACGAATGGTTACTTCATTAAGACTGATGTTCCGAATGGTGCGAAAATGTTCGTCCGTTCACCGCTTCAGACTAAAATGGAGCCTGACTTCGACACTGGCAACCTTCGCTTTAAGGCTCGTGAGCGTTATGCGTTTGGTTTCAGTGACTGGCGTGGTTTCTTCGGAAGCGCAGGTGCTTAATTAAAACACCTATACGTTAACCTTTAAAGGGGGTGGGACTTGTATCTCACCCCCTTTTTTAGTATAATATACCTATTGACATTTTTATAGGAGCAATCAATGACTAACATTAGAAGCGCATTCGTTTCTGGAACTGGTACTTTTGTAGATTCTCTTACTAGTGTAACTGTTACTGACACTCGTGTTCGTAGTGTTAACTGTGTAGGCACAGGCATTGTAGTTATCACTGGTACGTCTTCTGACCCGTTTGGCAATACCAACGGCGGTCGAATTAAGTTCCAAGTAAACGGCAGCAATTATCAGGACTTCGCAGATAATGGTATTCGCATGGCAGGAAAAGTAATTGTATCTGCAGCAACAACCATTTCTACGACTATTTATTATGGCTAATTATACTTATCTTGTTACCGACATTATTGAGGCCAGTGAAAACGATGGCAGCGAATTTGTCTCAGCTATACCCAATATGGTTAATCGTGTAGAAGAACGGTTAACTAAAACATTGGATGATTATGGCTTGGTAACAGTTACATCAGTTACACTATCCGCAGGTAAAAACGAACTTACTCTTCCTTCTGGAACACGTTATGTAAAGAACCTTCGTATTGAAGATAGCGGAACTAAAATTAATTTATTGCAAAGAACAGACGAGTTTATTTATGATTACTGGCCTGTCAGCGCAAGTACAGGAACTCCAAAATACTATGCAAAGAAAACAAACACCAATGTTATCGTTGCTCCTACTGCAAGTGCTACTTACGGTGGGGAACTTGTATATGTTGCCAGACCAACTACACTAACTAGTACAAGTCAAAATAATTATTTCTCTGACTTTTGCTATGATGCTTTGTTTTATGGTTGTATGGTCGAGGCAGGTGATTTTATGAAAAACTTTTCAGTAAGCACATATTATGAACAGCGTTATCAAAATGCAATTGAAGCATTAAGAAACCAAGCACGTAGAACAAGGCGTGATGACATGGAAGCACCTGCTTCTAAAGTTGGTGAGAATACATTAGGAGGAACACCGTAATGTCTGTAGGATTTATAAAAGGAGCTACTGGTAGGTCTACAAAAAGAACCGCTATGCTGGCTAAAGAATTTGCTGAAAAAAGAAAAAAAGATTTAGCTGCTGCTATGAAACGTGTAAAAAAAGCAGGAGAAAATGTACGTGCTGTTGAAGCTAAAGGTGCTGTAAAAACAAAAGCTAAAAAACAAAAGCGTGTTGTAGGTGATAATACTCGTGATATGAAAAAAGTAAATGAATTATCACCAATGGACCAATTAGAATTAGCATTTGATAAGTTAACTAAACCTACTCAACGAGCTATTATAAGTAAAGCTCGTAAAGGAATAAAAACAAAATATAATGATATGCTTGAAATTAGAAAAGGCATTGAACGTGAAGGCAAAACTGCTGAACGTAAAGCTCGTCAAGCAGCTGCCCCTAAAGAGTTTAAAAAACGTCAAGAATTTGAAGCTGCTGTAGAAAAAATTAAACAAATGAAATTGACACCTGAAGCTAAACAGAAAAAAATTATTGCTCTTTATGAAAAAGCTGGTAGAGAAGTTCCATCATATGTACGTAATCCTAAAGCAACGGGCGGTAAAATTAAAAAGAAACCTCGTAGTGTAGGTGCTAAAACTCTACGAAAAACATCTACAAAAAAATCTAAAAGAAAAAACTTTGAACCATTTGGTTCTGCTCGTGAAATGAGTAAAATTGCGGAAGATGTTTTTATGAAAACTATTAATAAAAATATTGGTGGTAAAATTAACAAAAAGCCTCGTGGCGTAGGTTCTGCGACTCGTGGATTCGGAAAGGCAATGAGATAAGGCGGTGAGCTTTATTAAGGAGATTTTAAAATGAAAAAAGATTTAAATATAGCAGAGATAAAAAAAGAAATAAAACGTCTTGAACTTGAGGCTCAACGATTAAGAACTATGGCAATGAAAGACATTATGGGAAAAAGCAAGGGACAACCTATTAAAAAAAATATAGGTGGTAAAATTATGAAAGATGTTCCAGCAGATAATACAGGTCTAGCAAAACTTCCAACTAAAGTTCGTAATCGCATGGGTTACAAACAAAGTGGTGGTAAAGTAACTGCTGGCTCTACAAGTAAGGGAAGTACACGTGGTACACCTTCACAAGGTGCAAGAGCTTATGAAGCACAAATTAGAAATAAACAAAAGTTTTTAGATGATATGGCTAAAGAAGAGGCTGCTCGTCTTAAAGGAAAAGGTGGTGAGATTTACTAATGGCTGTTAAACGTAAAACACAGGCTGCTAGTAAAATTAAAAAAGTAGCTAAAGGTTTAAAGAAAGCAAGTAAGACTCATGCTAAACAAGCCAAGATTTTGTCTAGTGTAAAACTAAAAAAGGGCGGTAAAGCTAAAAGCAAAGTAAACGAAGCAGGTAATTATACTAAACCTACGATGCGTAAAAATCTTTTTAATAAAATTAAAGCAGGTAGTAAAGGTGGCGCACCTGGTCAGTGGTCAGCACGTAAGGCACAGATGTTGGCTAAAGAATACAAAGCAAAAGGCGGGGGCTACAAATCGTAGTATGTTAAATGAAAGTAGGAAAACCTGGTTACAATCGGAAAACCGTAAAGAAAAAAGGTGGTTTGAAAAAATCTCAGCAGTCTCTCAGCAATTGCACAAAGCAGAAGTGGAGAACTAAGAGTGGCAAGAAGTCAAGCAAGACTGGCGAAAGGTACTTACCAGAAGCGGCTATTAAGGCACTCACCCCAGCAGAATATGCGGCAACATCGAGAGCAAAAAGAAAAGGAACTAAACAAGGAAAGCAGTTTGTTAAGCAACCTCAAGCTATAGCAAAGAAAACTGCAAAGTATCGTAAAGCCGCAAAGGGTGGCAAAATTTCAGGACACAACAGATTATATTAGGAGATATTTAAAATGGCTATATCAAAAAAGAAGGGTGGTAAGATGGACACTATGGAAAAAATTCTTAAGTCCATGTCTGCAAAAGAACGAAAGGCGTTTCTTGAATCAATGGGCTTTGCTACTAAAGATTCAGAAGGCGTGTCTCGTAGCTACCGTAAGGCTGGCGGCAAGATGAAAAGCAAAGGCTACAAGGCTGGCGGCAAAATGAAAAGCAAAGGCTACAAAGCTGGCGGCAAGATGAAAAAGAAATCACAGTCAGGACATAATAGGTTATACTAATGTCAGTTAATTACAGAGGTGAAAGATTCTCTGGGTACAACAAACCAAAGCGTACCCCTGGTCATAAAACTAAAAGCCACGCAGTTCTTGCAAAAGAAGGCGACAAGATTCGTTTGGTTCGTTTTGGTCAGCAAGGCGTAAAAGGTGCAGGTAAAGCACCTAAGACTGCAAAAGATAAAGCACGTAAGAAATCTTACTATGCTCGTCATAATGCACAAGGCAAACCTACAACAAAGCTTAGTGCAAAGTATTGGTCACATAAGGTTAAGTGGTAATGACAATAACAAGGGCAGCGACCAGTCAGCAGATTAGAAAGGCAGGTGGTCTTAAAAAACGAACTACTGGCTTGAAGCGTCCAAGAGGCGTAAGTCGTAATAGGGCTGGTCGCACCAAACGTAGGAAGTAATGGCATTACGAAATAAGGAAAAGTATTTTTGGTTTAAACCAAGGAATAGACTAATGCACAAAGTATATGACAATGTTAATTCTTCCATGACCCAACGTAAGAATATTATGGGAAATACTTATGCTAAAAAAACTTGTGGCAAAGAAAACTGTAACTGCAAGTGTAATGAAAAAAACAAGGAAAAGGATAATTCGTAATGGCAACATCAGGAACATATAGCTTTTCAATGGATATTGATGAAGTAATCCAAGAAGCAATGGAAATGATTGGTGGCGAACCCACGCTGGGTGAGGAGCCTCGCTCTGCACGCCGTTCTATAAATCTTCTTCTACAAGATTGGCAAAATCGTGGTATTCAACTTTGGACAGTTGGAACTACGGCGGTGTCCGTAACAACAAGTGTTACATCTTATAGTTTAGATGCACATAACATTGATGTTGTTGAAGCAGTCATTAATAGAGTTAATGGTGACAACAAAACTGATTTACAACTAAACAGAATATCTATGGAAGAATATTTAAAGATTCCTAGAAAATCTCAGACAGGTCGCCCATCTCAATATGCAGTTAGGCGTGACCGTGATAATGTTGTTGTTCATCTATGGCCTTTACCAGATAATAGCACTGACCAACTTAAATTAGAAACTGTAAAATATATTCAAGATGTCACACGTTCTTCTCAGAGTGCTGATGTCTCTAGAAGATTTTTGCCGTGCCTAACTGCAGGTACAGCATACTTTATGTCTATGAAAAGACCAGGAGTTGATGCTGGTCGAATTACCTTACTAAAGCAAGAATATGAGGAAAGGTTATCTAGAGCGCAGGAAGAAGACAAAGAACGTGTCAGCCTTCTTATTCGTCCTAGGTTAAGTTACTAAGTGACTAAGGCGTTAGGTGTTTGTGATGTTTGCGGCTTTCGTTACAAGCTTAGTGAATTAAAAAAGAATAGCTATGGAATGATGGTATGTCCTACTGACTTTGAAGGCAAGTATGATAAAGTAAGCCATCCACAAAATAAAATAGCTAGAGTAACTGATGATGTAAATGTTGATAGTCCAAGGCTACCAGTAAATATAGTATCTGCAGTTCCTGTGTCAGCATGGCTACCGAGTTTATAATATGGCAAGAGGTAAATATAATAAGATAGTCTGCGATGTTTGTGGCTTTGCATATCCACGAACAGTAATGAAAAAAAATAGTTATGGTCTTTGGGTTTG